TTATACTTTGATCTCCATGCCGTTCCGCAGTGTGAATGTTAGCTTGCCGTCCGTATCCACGGTAGTTTTCTCAACCATCAGCCGCCAGAGCTTTTCATCGAACTCGTGAATCATCATGTCAGTTTTTTCAAGTTCTGAAATCATACCAAGCAGTAGTTCCTTCCGTGAGAGCCGTTCAGCTTTTTTATGCTGCAAGCTCTGAAGATTACTCTCGACCTCGTTCATCTGCTTCTCATATTCAGCAAATCTCTGACTGTAGCGTTTCTGATCCTGTGCGTTTTCTGCGTTATCCTTAATGAATGCCTGCATGACCGCTGTCAGTTCATCCGCCCTGATTTGCAGGTTGCCGATCTGCTTATCAAATGCTGAACAGTCGGAAAGCATATCCACGATCTGACGGCAGGAACGTAGAAAGTCTTCTTTGTACTCACCTACCATACCGCAGACCTGGACGAACTTCTCTTTAATTACATCTTCATACAAATGTGGCGTTGTGCATTTCTCTCCGTTTTTGAACTTGTGGTTGCACTGCCAGATCACACGGCGGTATTTGGAAGTTGAATGCCAGACTTTTGAGCCGAAGAACCCACCACAGCAGGGGCAGATGATTTTCGCAGAAAAGATGCTGCCACCACTATAGGCTTTTCCCAGTTCCTTCCGCCGTTCGATTTCAGCCTGCACAAGCTCGAATTCTTCCGGTTCTATAATCGCTTCATGGCTATCTTCCACATAATACTGCGGAACTTCGCCCTCATTGACTTTCTGCTTCTTTGTCAGGAAGTCCACAGTGAACTTCTTTTGAAGCAATGCCGCACCCTTGTATTTTTCGTTCGTCAGAATACTTTTAATAGTATGTGTATACCATTTATCTCCGCCGCCGGGTGCAGGGACACCTTGCTCCATCAGCATTTTTACGATCATGCCCGGTGTCATCCCCTCCATGAAGGATTTGTAGATGAGCCTGACTGTTTCGGCTTCCTCCGGAATGATCTCAGGCAGTCCGTTTTCACCTTTGCGGTATCCAAGGAATCGGGCATAGGGAATTGTGACCTTGCCGTCTGCCATGCGCTTCCGCTGTCCCCATGTTACGTTTTCAGAGATGGAACGTGATTCTTCCTGTGCTAATGAACTCATGATTGTTATCAGAAGTTCGCCTTTCGCATCAAGGGTGTAGATATTCTCTTTCTCAAAATAGACCTCTATGCCTTTCTCTTTCAGCTTTCTGACGGTTGTCAGGCTGTCAACGGTATTACGGGCAAAACGGGATACGGATTTTGTAACGATCAGGTCTATCTTCCTACTTCCGTAGATACAAGCTGATTCTGATTGTCGGTCAGCTATCAAATTGGGTGCATCGGGGGTGTATAGAAAAGACGGCGAAGGTGCAGTAGGGTGCATCACCAAACGATAGTTTTTTAGGCACTTCCAAAAACATCGTAAAATCGGCATTTCCAAAAGGTGCATTGGGCGCATCAGGGGTGCAAATCGAGGGTGCATTGGGTGCAATCGGGGGTGCATAAACAAACGAAAGCCCTATGTATAGCACAATGCTCATCCATACAAACAAAAAAAGAAGGCACTCCGCTGAAATAGCAGAGTGCCATAGAGATGCATCTTTGATTTTAATGTTTCTATTTTCAGTCCTTGAATTTCACTCGAATGTCGTCCTTGCTGTACACAGTCACACTCTCCACAAGCAGCCCCCAGAGGTCTTCGTCAAATTCGTTCAGCGGGTTCTGCTTGTCAATGTTTGCGATAAAGCTCTCCATTGCCTGCACCCGCGCCTGCCGTGCGGTAATTTCCCTGTCAAGCTCCTTGTACTTGCTCTTGGCAACTCCGTAGCGATCAACGAGCATATTGTATCGCTGTTGGTACTCCTGCTGGTTCTGTGCGATCCGAGCGTTCTCCCGAATACAGTTTTCGACCATTTCAGCCAGCATTGCAGTCTCTTCCTTGAAGTGTTCGTGCTCTGCCATCAGTGCAGTCATATCTGAAATTTCTGCAATGCTCGCCCGAAGGTTCGCTATGATCTCTGCTTTGTTTTGGAGCATATTGTTGACAGCCTGAATGAAAACAGTCTTGATCTCATCGGCGGTCAGGTGTGGTGTTTCGCAGCGTTTTGCATCCTTGTACTTATGACCACATTGGTATACTACACGCCGATAGCGGTCACTCGAATGCCAGACTTTCGGACTGTAAAAGCATCCGCATTCGCTGCAGACCAGTTTTGCTGCAAGAATATCCACGCCACTATAGCGGCTTTTCTGTGACTGCCGTCTCTCCATTTCAACCTGTACCGCTTCAAATATCTCAGGGGTAACAATGCCCTCATGACTGCCCTCCACATAATACATCGGGATCTCCCCGTGATTGATTTTCTTTTTTTTCGTCAGAAAATCGGAGGTGTAGGTCTTTTGCAGAAGTGCATCGCCCTTATACTTTTCATTTGTCAGGATACTTTTCACAGTGCTGCTGTGCCATTTGTCCTTTCCGGCAGGAGTTTTAATTCCCCGCTCGGTGAGTCTCTTCGCAATGGTATGCGGTGTCAGTCCGGTCAGAAACAGGCTGTAAATTTCACGCACGATTTCCGCCTCGGCTTCATTCACAACCAGTTTTCCGCCCGGACCTTTATCATAACCGAGAAACCGTCCAAACGGAACATTCGGTTTTCCGTCTGCCATGCGCTTTCGCTGCCCCCAGATCACGTTTTCTGAAATCGAGCGTGACTCCTCCTGCGCTAAACTCGACATAATGCTGATGAGCAATTCTCCGCGTCCGTCAAATGTCCAGATATTCTCTTTCTCAAAAAAGCACTCAACATTATGCTCCTTCAGTTCACGGATCGTTGAGAGGCTGTCAACCGTATTTCGGGCGAATCTCGACACGCTCTTTGTTATGATGAGATCCAACCGGCCTGCCAGCGCATCTGCGACCATTTGTCTGAAGCCTTCTCTCTTTGCCGTTGAGCAGCCACTCAGACCTTCATCGGCGTAGACCTTGACGAATTCCCAATCTGCGTGTTCTTTGATGTAGTCGGTGTAGTAGCTGACCTGCGCCTCATAAGATGTGAGCTGTTCTTCGTGGTCAGTCGATACTCTTGCGTAGGCAGCCACACGCCTTTTCACCGGTGCATTGATCGGCGCAGAGGTATATCGGCTTATCGATGCAGGGATTTTTGTTACTGTACTCATTTTTCTGCCTTTCTGCGATATTGCCGCTTGCTTGGGATATACTGCTGTGTGACCGTATGACCATCACGAAAATGGAATGTCAGCATATCTCCGAGAATCGATATGTGCGACAGCCGATGTTCCATGATTTCTGCATCAAATTCAGGAATTTCAAGTACGGCGGCAATCTGCTTTTTCAGTGCTGCATCCTGCATTGTTTTTGGTCTCTCCGTGCTCGCAGAAACACGATGATGCTTGAAGCATTCCCACCACAGTTCTGTTGTGCCGTCAGCATAGTATTTGGTCTTCACTGTCATATTTTGCCCACAGGTCTCGCATTTGATAAAAAGCGATAGATCATACCTGAAATGCCTGTAGGTCTCTCTGGACTTATAGATTTCGGCATGGTTTGCACGTTGTTCATCCGACCAGTATGCTTTTCTGCGTGGGTATGATGACTTCGGCTTTTTCCCATCTTTCGGATGATGCATATAGGTATCCTTGGCGGCAATGCCGTTCACGATGGGAACACCATACCGCCTTGCGATCTCCTGCTGTACCGCATCGAATGTTTCCTGTGATATAATCGCAGGGTGCGAATCATGAATCAAAAACATAGGCAGTTCACCGTTGTTCCTGCGTTCCTTGTGCGACACATGACTCTCAGTATAAAACTTTTGCAAGAGCATATTTCCGGTATACTTTTCCTGACGGAGAATATAGCTCAGTACTGTCCCCGTGAACTTTTTTCCGTAATAGGATTTTGCACCGGAAGCATTCAGCTTCTTGCAGATGATATAGCAGGAATCACCCGCAAGATACCAATCAAAAATCTGCCGGATAATTTCTGCTTCATCCGGCACGATTTCAAGCTTTCCGTCAACAACTCGATAACCGTAGCAGATGCAGTTTTTCGGCTGTCCGCTTTCATATCGTTTCCGGATACCCCATTTGCAATTTTCGGAAATTGAGCGCGACTCCTCCTGTGCGAAACTTGCAAGCAGGGTAAGCATCAATTCTCCGCCGTCTGAAAAGGAGCTGATATGCTCTTTTTCAAATCGCACTTCGATTCCGATTTCCTTCAAATGGCGCACTGTTTCAAGCAGGTCTACAGTATTTCTTGCGAAGCGTGAGATGCTTTTTACCAGCACAATGTCGATAAGCCCTTTATCACAATCTGCGATTAGCCGCTTGAACTCCTGCCGATTGGAAATACCTGTTCCGGAAACCGCACTGTCCGCATATACCCCTGCATATTGCCATTCGGGGTTTCTTTGGATCAGATCACTGTAGTAGCTGACCTGCGCAGACAAGGAATGCATCAGGCGGTCAGTTTCCATCGAAACACGGGCATAAGCAGCAACCCGCTTTCTTATTGGAAGACTTGCGATAGAAGGCTCAATTTTCGTGATTTTGGGCGCTTTTTCTGCCATATAGCAGACCTCCTTCCTCGTTTATCAGCTACCATATTACCGCCTTATTTCGGTTCAGTCAACGGTATTTTGACAAATATTGTGCCGATTTTAGGGCGGTATTTCTCCCTCATCTTTGTATCAATTACGGCGTATTCATCAGCGGTCAGCAAGCCCTGTTTCGCCATTTTTCGCACAAGACTCATTGTGACATGATACTTAAAATCATTCTGTTCCATTTGCTGCACCTCCGTAGCGATGGCCGATATAGCAAGCGTGTGAGCAATATTTTCTGTGGTGTCCCTTGTAGTCGGAGAAAGTCTTTCCGCAGGCGGGACAAATGAGCGACACAAACGAAATATGCTTTATAAGGTTGCTGTTTTCCCGCCAATACTTCTGACGGCAGGAAGCAGAACAAAACGTTTTCTGCCGGTGTCCAGGTGTGTTGACAAGAGGCTGACCGCATCGTTTACAGCCGTCTTTCATAGGTGAAACATCTTTTCTTCTGCAAAACGATTTCACCGAATTGACAGACAGATTCATCTTTTCTGCAATTGAAGAAATAGACTCTCCGTTTTTCCGCAGTTCTGTGATTTTTTCTTTCTGTAAATCTGTCATAGCATACCTCCTGACTTGCTGATACATATGAAAAGAACGGGCAGAGAACATCCTCTGCCCGTGAGAAGATAATCACGCCTTTACAATCGTACCCTTGTAGGTCTCGTTGCCGATCTGCACGGTCACAGTAGCGGTCTTGCTGTCTGCGGTCGGCTCAGGATCAGGTACAGGCGTGGGATTCGCCGCCTTGCCCCAGCCGTTCAGCCCCTTGCCCTTGATGATGGTCGGGAAATCCTTATAGCAGATATCGAGGTCAACATTGCCGGAAATGCCGTCCACCTTGCCCTTTTCGCTGTACTGCCACACCGCATAGGCACCGCTGTAGTTGGTCCTATCCACCCAGTGCGCAAGCCAGATCGTGTAGTGGGATTTAATATCATCGGCTGTGTGGGTAAACAGGGGGGATGCAGAGCCGTAGAGACCAGTGAAATAGCCTGCGGACTCCACTCTTTCAAGAAATGCTCTCATGATAGCAGAGACTTTTTCCTTGCCGAGATCGAACTGCTTTTTCTCCTCAAGGTCGAAGTATACGGGCATCTCGAACTGCTTTCCCTTGATGACCTTGAGGAACACATTGGCTTCAAGCTCTGCCTCTTCCGGACTCATCGCATAGGAGTACCAATAGGCACCCACGGGGATTCCTGCCGCCTTTGCTTCAGCATAATTCTGCTCGAACTTCTCATCCTTCTGCTTTTCCAGTCTGCCGAAGCCCGCACGCAGTATCGCAAACTCGATGCCGTCAGCCTTGACTTTGTTCCAGTCGATATTGCCATTGTGTACGCTTACATCAATGCCTTTCATAGTAGCACCCTTCTTGTGGCTATTACCGCTGTTCGATGTGGAAAAATACTTGTAGAAGTCATCGGTCACAGAGTTGTTGCCGTGGACCTCATCACCGTACCATTTCTTTCCGGTACGAACATCGACATGCGTGTACTGATAGGCAGCGGTGATGTTTGCAATGCCTGTGAATCCGATATCCTGTGCTTTACAGCAGACCACCTTGGAAGAAATCGGCTGTCCGTCCTGCCCGTAACAGCAGATATCTGCGGCCTTACCGAGGGTATGCTGACCGGTACCGCTGCCGCCGACATTCTTATCGTGAGTGACGCAGCGATAGCCGCTGGTCACGATGATCTTACTGCAATTGAGGGAAGCATACAGCTTTTCGAGCTTCTCGATCAGCTCATCGGCAATCTGGAAATCATGCTCTTTGCCGCATTTGCAGCGAAACTCCCGTGCATTGAAATGCGGGGAAAGCTGCGTTTTATCAGAATATTCATAGGTCTTGCTCATTTCTTATCCTCCTCCATATTGTCGATCATCTCCTGAATTTCATCATCAATATGCGATGCACGTTTCTGAAGAACCTCAATAGCCTTCTTGATTGCAGGTGGATACGGGATGCCCATTAAAGACGTATTTTCAATAATTGAGAGCAGCTCATTGACGCAGAATCCGATGCAGGTCGCATCGCGGATGTAGGTCGTACCGATGAGAATATCCATGCGGACGGCGACCACAACCATGAGCAGAATGCAGAACTTCTTTGCAAGTCCTACCCAGCCTGCTTTTGAACTGAGCTTGCCGGTCTTGCTGTGTTTGGATTTGCCCATAGATGCAGCAATCAGACCTGTGGTGAAGTCAATTGCCATGAACAGCACAAGCGTGATGAGAGCAGAATCCCAGCCGCCGAGCAGTGCCGCAAAAAAGCCGCCGATCACTCCGGCGGCAGTACAGATATTTTCTTTCATGATGTTTCCTCCAGAATTTTAATGGTGCGGATATACGGATGTGTATTATCGCTGACTGCTTTCCACGCAAGGTAATAGTCACCAGCTGTTATGTTTCCGCAGTCGAGCAGAGCAGTGGTGTAGTTATCACCCGTTTGCAGCCAGTTGAACGGAATAGAGACAGTCTGTCCTGCCATGATGGTTTCGTGGATATACCTTGCGGTCTCTGCCGGAGACAGATTACCCACATTTTTCGGAACAAGCCACATTTCACCCACATCCGCAGCACCGGAGCGATAGCTGAACAGAATGGACATTGAGGGCGTGAGTGCAACAGGTGTGACACATTGCGTATAAATGGTTGCGCCCCAGTTGAAGTCCGGCTGATTGTAGTACAGCGCATAACCGTTCTCCTCTGAGCAGAAATTCGGATAGGATTCCGCAAAGCCCGCAAGGGAACGATAGCCGTCATTATAGAAGGTGTAGATTTTCTCGCCATAATCGTGGAGTGTGTCAATGGATGCCTTAAACAGCGTGATATCCGGCTTGGTCTGCGGAATTTGCAGCACCTTCGGCACAAGAGTATTCAGTTTTTCTGTCTCCGATGCGGATACACCCATCGTAGTAAGATTTCGGGCTAAAGCATCTCGCTGTTCATCGAGAGCTGTCAGATAATTTGCAATGCTCATTCGCCCACCTCCACGATTGCCGCAAGTGCGTTCTCTACACCGGAGAGTGCTTCTTCCACTGCCGCCAGATGGGTGCTGATTTCCGTGATAGAGGTCTTTGCCCCCTCCATATCATAGAGAATTTCCGTCTTGAAACGTTCAAAAACGCCCTCATTGACACCCACGCGCTCGTTCAGGTTCATTGCGGCGGTGTATGCTTCATTCCAGCGGGAAACGCTGGAATCTGTGATACCGTTGAGCGTTGTGAGATTATGATGCCAGTGCGCCTGCCCGACCACAGTCGAGATGGATGCAATGTCATCGAGCATTTCCTGTGTGATAGAATCCAGAATCGCCTTATTCGCATGAGAATGCGCCTGTGCGGATACCTCGCTCAGTCCTGTGGCCAATCCGTGCAGAACGTTTGCGGTCGATGCCTGAAATGCAGTCAGATCACGGATATACTGCTCTGTAATGCTGTCAAGCACATCTTTGTTTTCATGCGTGTGGGCGGTATTGGAGAAGTTATTGACGGATTCAAAGAGCGTGTGGATCTGCTCTCTTGTCCAGTCCTCGAAAGGACCGTACTCCTCCATTGCAGAGATCATTGCCTTGGTAATGCGGTCAAGCACAGCCTGATTGTTATGGTTATGCTTGTACTGCTGCAAATTAAGAATTTCCTCATTGACTGTCTGGATATCATAAACAGTCTTGTCCTCAAACTGCTGCAGCTCATACAACTCTGTGAATAATTCCGGTGTTAGGCTGTCAAGAACTGCTTTATTATCATGACTGTGTGCCTCTTCAGCAACAGGCTGGATAACTGTCTCCACGATGGTCTGCACTTCGGTTGTTTTCGGATACTCCGACATATCTGGTGAAACACCGTCCTTACCTTTGAGACTTGCAAGCCATTCCTCCTCAGTACCAACATACCCATGCTCACACGCGATCTGATACGCACTTTTGCCGTCAAGCCCCTTTTCTGCATCTTCGATGCGTTTCAGAAGCTGTGTATAAAGATCCGGTGTCGGCGGAATCGGAGGTTCTTCACCCTCAAAGCCGGATTCTCGGATATTCAGCGTTACCGGAACAGTTGTCGCTCTGACAGTGGTATCCGATGCGGTATCGTAGCCGTATATGCCCATTTTCACCGCGCCCACATGAAGCTCCGCAGGCAGATAACAGCTTGTGCCGTCAGTTCCCAAAACAACGGAATACACCTCATCGCACTGGCTGAACTGCACGGTTTTATGATACCGTTTCCAGTCACCGTCAAATGTGAACTTGAACTGCACATACTGAATTTGATGATCTGCGAGAACCTCTCGCTCCAGAATCTCAATGCTCTGGTTTTTCACAAGGAATTTCCACATTATTCACGCACCTCCGTCCATTCCTTCGTTTCTGTATCATACTGCATATATCCGTCAAGGCAGATGACCTTTTTGAGTGTGCCATCAACCTGACCGCCTCTGCCGTCCCAGTTGCCGCCCTTTACAACGGCAGCCCATTCATCAAGGCTTCCCTCATAGGTAAGCTGAGTAAGGCTGTTGCAGTAGTTGATCCAGTGAGAGCCGATTTTCGTCACATTATGGCTGAGGGTAAGGTTACGCAGGTTTGAACACCATACGAAACAGAATCCCGGCACTTCGGAACATTCTACTCTTGCAGTTGTCAACGTGTCACTGCCGTCAAAAATATAGGTGCCGAGCGTAGTGAGCGTTGCAGGCATGATGATAGAAGTCAATGCCTGATCAACAAACGCCTTCTCACCAATTGTTGTAATAGTCGGAGGAATCGTCAGGGAGGTAAGACCACCCTGCGTGTACATAAAGAATGCACGTGCTTTGATGGTTGTCAGTGTACTGGGGAATGTGACCGTTGCCATATTGTAGCATCGCTCGAACACACTGGTACCAATTGCTGTGATGCCCTCGCCGATCACAAGCGAACGGATATCCTCTCGTTCCCAGAACGGCGATCTGCCGATCTCATAATCGTAGGTCTCGCCTGTACCGTGAAGCAGGAGCTTTCCGTTTTCATAAAGAACATAATGGATATTCTCGCCGCAAGTGCCTATCTCCACAATACCGCCGATGATATCATCGACCTCCGTCTGTAAGGTTTCAACCTGTGTAGTCAAAGCCTGAACAGTCTCGTTATACTCCTGCATATCCGCTTCGATTTGTGCAAGCCGTGCCAACATCTCCGTTACTCTGCACTTGCCGAGGATACAACGGCAGTAACCGCAGACATTCCTGTCCTCGCGGTAGTCGTACCAGTCACGCTCGGAAAGCTCTGTTGCACCCGGATTCAGACACACGGCATACATAAGCAGACGCACATGATCCTCGTCCTGCGGAATAGACGGAAGCTGCGGACTTTCTGCCGGTGTTCCGGGAAAGAGCTTCAGTGTCACGCTGCGGACGGATTCTGTAGTATCCAGATAGATCGCAATGCCGACATAGCGCGGAAGCGACTCATCCTGATACTCGGACAGGTCGATGCTGTATCGGGCATCATTGATAAAATAGTGTCCATCGATCCATGCCTTACCCCTGCCGACCGATACCTTCAGACCGCTGCTTGCAGCAAGGAGCCTAAAGCAGTCGCCGTAGTTATCCTGAATGCCGTTGCAAATGATACTGGACAGATAATCATTGAAATTCTCCGCTGTGTAGGTGCGGTCAAGGTTCTTTGAATTGAAAAATCCGCTGTGAAAAGCCATAAAATCACCCCTCTTTGAATGTGGGCGTTAGACTGCGCCCGTTCTGGTCGAAAGCCTCTATCATACCGATGAGCTGAATGAAGGGCTGTATCATGCCGAACCGTTTATGCTCCACAGTCACATAATCACCGACATAATAATCACGGTTATAAACATACTGCGTACTGTTTGCTGCAATCTCGGACTCCGATGCCGTCTTGGGAGATTCCAGCCGTTCCGAGCCTCTTGTTTTCAGCAGCTCGATATACTGCTCCTCCGGGATCGGTACAGTCTCACCCTCGACCTGTTCTGTTTCGGAAATATCATCCGCATCTACATACAGCTCATATCGGTCAAGATATGCCGGCTCTGCACCAACACAATATGTGGTACGCTTTCGCTCCTCCCCTTTGCCCTGACCGAAGATATATGCGAAATTGCGCTGAATACTACTGTCAGAAGCATAGGAAAAGGACAGCAGATTGCTGTATGCGTCCGAGAAAATGATGTGAGGGTTGTCCTCCTGCATCAGACTTCTGTCCTCTCCCTGTGCCAGATCGAATACCATGCGGTACTGCTCACCGGTATCCTTCACAAGCCGGATATTCGCCGTGCCGCCGATCTTCTCACAGATGGTGTATATCCATTCCATCAGATTGGCATAGGAAATTTGCAGCGTGGTTGTCTGCTCCCAGCAGGTGCCGGATACTGTGCCGAGCGATAAGCCGGGAATCTTCCGGCTGTCATTCAGCAGCGTGTTCTGCGTGACGACCTCTCGGACAATCTCAGAATATGCCTTTTCTGCGGTCACATTGTAGGTCGGATGAATGATACGCCGTTCCAACAGGCACATGAGGAATCTGCCCTTAACTGTCAGGTAGTCGCCGTTCTCCACATCGGTATTGATCTGCACAGATTCAATGATGCCGAAATGCTGGTTGTCATCATCTCTGCCGACAATGCGTCCGGGCTGGAAGATGTCCACGTTCTGCGGATTGGCGGCGATATACACCTCAAAGCTGCCGAACTTGTAGTATTCAATATCCCACAGCAGACTTGAAAAGGTGTCGCAGATGGCTTCCAGCGTGATCGTGAGAGCATCGTCCTCTGCTGTCATCTTGTAAACTTCAATCTGCATCGTTATACCCCCAGATACGCATTTGTGTGAATGATCTTCACTCGCAGTTTTGTAAGCCCCGTGCCGCGCAGATAAAAGCGGTTCTTGCCCTCACGCAGCGTCAGCCATGTCGAGCCGGAAACAAGGCGGTTGATGATATTCGTCTTGACACCGCCCCTGTCGAGTGTCACAGTCTTATTGCCTGTTTTGGTGGTGATCGTCACAATGTCTCTGGCTTGCAGATCGCCTGTGATCTGTAAATATTCATCTGTATCCGCATTGTACAGCGTAGGCGAACGGACATCTTCGAGGGCTTCGATTTCGAGCGTGAAGCCAGTCTCGTCGCCGTCATTGATGATCTCCATGACATTGTTGGTGTTGTATTTGCCGAGAACGAAGGGCTCCGGGTTGCTTTCCGTTGGGAACGGGAATGTGAATGCACCGGTGATCTGCGAATAGTACGCCATGACGGATTCCGTGGAGTACCAGTAGATGTCAGGACACAGAATAGAGATTTGCCCGGTTGTGAGCATCTCAAAATTCTGCACCTCGCAGGTTTCAACATAGCCGGTTGTGAACACATCAATGCCTGCGGTCTTGTAGTAAACCTTGATAAAGCGGCTCGGCTTCACTACCTTGTAGAGCTGATGACGGCGCTTTTCTACGCCGATACCGCGCATCTCAAAGGAAATGACAACATTCCGCTTTTCGATGAAGGCGTTGTTCAGATAGCTGCCGTCCATGCCAGCGTAGCTGGAGGTGCTGATCGTGCCGGGTGGCGGAGACAGCCCTTCCACCTTTGAGGTCATATACTGGTTAGCGGTCGTGGTCATGTCCACCCGGTCGCCGTTGGCATTTTCAAGGATAAGTTTGAAAAACATGGTTGCACCCCCTTGATTTTTTCAGGATTGCTATGCTATAATAGTAAAAAGGTCTGTTTCCAAACAAGAAGGAGGATCATTATGGCAAAGAAGTATTTGGTTTCTGAAGATCAAGTTAAAAAGGCACTTAACATCAAAAGCTTTCGTAATATGTCTAAAGACAAAATCATGCAATTTGTCTCTCTTATTCCTCAGATGGATAAGGAAGTTGCAATCGCTATTATTAATCAATTTCCTTCTTACGCCGAATATGCTGTCAGCATTGTAGACCACCTTAATGTGATGTGCGATAATATTCTTAAGAGTAACAGTGCATCACAGAAGGACGTCATCGATGCCTATAAGACAGTATTAGAATCCATAAAAGAACAGTTAAAGCAAGACAATATTACTCCTGAGTTGAGAATGCAGCTTACCAAAAAAATGATTGAAGTTGCTGATAAAATATCAGCAAAGGACACTGAAAATAAAAAATGGCTTAAAGGTGTCTTTAAAACCGGTGTTGGATTACTTGGATTAGCGTTAATTGGTGCTGCTGCAGTTTTAGGTGTAAACATTAAAGGACATGATATTCCAATATTAGATGATGATACAGACGATGATAACAAGAAAGATGATGAGGACGTAATTGATGTAGATTATTCTGAGAAAGATGAATAATAATTGCTACACATTCAGCGCATTCCTCGTCTGTCGATAGATTTCCAGCCGTGACAGCGGCTTAGGCGAGTTATTCGTCTGATTCACTGTCCGGCTGTTGTCGTTGTTGTAGTAGTTATTGACCACACCGCCGCTGCCGGCATCCAGCATTGCGCCCGAAATGCCGTCAAACTTCATATCAAAGCCAGACTGCATTGTCAACGACATCGCATCGGCTACAGAGGACACAGCCTTTTCCACATACTTCTTGCTTTTGTTGATGCCCTGTGCCAGTCCCTTCATGAAGTCCGGCATCCAGCTCTCAAACTCGGAAAGAGGCCCCTTGTCAGGAACAGAGAAATGCAGATAATCGCTGATTGCTCGTGCCACATCCGCAACAGTATTGATGAGACTGCCAAGCATATAGTTCAGACCGTTGATAAGATTCTGCATCAGGTCGCGTCCCCACGACCACGAGCTGTTGACCTTTTCCATAACAGCTTGATATACAGCGTTCATGGCACCCGTCACCGCATCTCTCACTCCGCCGAGCCTGTCATTGATGCCGCTTTTGATGTTATCCCATATAGACAGCACTGCCTCTTTGACCTGATTCATCGGCTGCCGCACGATATCCGGCATAGCGTTCCAGATGGTAGTCACAACAGACTTGATGCCGTTCAGCGCAGTATTTACCACATCCTTTGCGGCGTTCCATGTGGTAGTGATGACGGATTTGATGTCAAGCTGTCCGGTCTGAATCAGGTTTTTCAGTGCCGTCCAGACCGCAGTCACGATCTTTTTGATACCGTTCAAAGCGGAGTCGATAACAGAAGATACAGCTTTCCATGTCGTGGTGATTATCTTGCGGATGTTCTCTAATGCAGAGGTAATCACAGCCACAACCGTTTTCCAGCCGGAAGTAACACTGTTTTTGATTTGCGACATGGTCGCATCAATTGCTGAATTCGCATTAGACCAGACTGTTTTGACCGTATCAAAGACCTGCGTCATAAAGCCCTGCACCGCAGTGACCACATTGGACAGTGCGCTTTGGATCACGCTGCTGATCTTTTCGGCAAGTCCGCCTGCAAAGTTGTTGACTGCATCGTTTACCACGCTGGTATTTGCGTTGATTCCGTCAGCCAAGCCCTGCATAAAGTCCGGCATCCAAGATTCAAAGTCAGCAAGAGGTCCTTCATCCGGCACGGAGAAGTGCAGGAATGACTTGATTTTATTCGCCACGCCTGTGACCGCATCTGCGACCTTGTTGACGCAGCTCTTGATACCGTTCACAATACCGTTGATGATGTCAGCGCCCCAAGAGAAAGCCTCAGATGCAAGGTTCTTGATGAAGCTGACCGCCGCATTAAAGCCATTGACAATCGTTGTTTTGATCGCAGTGATCTTCTGAGATACAGCGGATTTCACGTTCTCCCAGATATTCGAGACTGTTGTTTTGATGGCGTTCATGACGGTTGTGATGGTCGTCTTGATGCTGTTCCAGATATTTGAAATAACAGACCAGATAGCGTTCAGAATCGTGGATATAAAGGAACTGATCGCATTCCACACACTCTCTACTACGCTTTTGATCGTATCAAGCACCGTGCTGATTGTAGTGTAGATCGCATCCCAGATGGTCTGGAAGAAGTCGCGGATACCCTCCAAAATGGGAGTCAGGAAAGCTACGATAGCATTCCAGATAGCAGTGATTTTCTCGTGAATCCAGTCCATTGCCATGCCGATGAGAATCTGAATTGCCTGAAAAATGGTCTCGAACAGATAACGGAACGCTTCAAGCAGCGGAGAAATAATGTCGTAAATCGTCTGCCATATAGTTGTAATGACCGACCAGATAGCGTTCATGACTGTAGTGATCGCTGTATGAATGGCGTTCCAGACAACAGTAATAACGCTCTTTATAAGGTTTATTTTGGTGCTTACATCATTGTAAATTGCCGTCCAGATGCCGACGAAAAAGTTTTTGATGCCAGTCCAGATGTTGGTGAAAAATGTTGCAATGCCATTTACGACACCTGTAAAGAAGTTTTTGATACCGTTCCAGATACCGACAAAAAAGTTCTTGATTGCATTCCAGACATTCACCCAGAACTCTTTCACTTCGTCAAGGCTTGTGCCGAAAATGTTACACAGCACATTCATATAGTTTTGGAGCGTGTCTTTCAGGAAGTTCCATACCGCTACAAAAATACCCTTGATGCCGTTCCAGACTTTTTCCCAGTCACCCGTGAAGATACCGATAAAAATGTCCAACACATTCAGTAGGATATCCGTTACCGCCTTGAAGATGTTAGCAATCTGCTGAAATACGCCCTCAAAAATCGGCGCAAGAAAATTGCACAGTCCTTCCCATACAGCTTTAATGACCTCGCCGATGTTCTCAAAGTCGAAGCCTAAAGCGTTGAGACGGTCTACGATGCCCTGACAGAAGCCCTGAAAAATACCCTTGATCTGCTCCCAGATCGCCGTGATCTTATTTCGGAACTCCTCATTGTTTTTCCATAGATGCACGAAAGCCGCCACCAAAGCGGCAATAACCGCAATGACAGCGACCACAGGCGCAGAGATACCGCCGATAGCAGCACCGAACGAACTGAATGCCGCCTTTGCACCTGCAATAATGGTCGGCAGATTGGAAATGAACTGCATGAGCTTGCCGACTGTGACCATTGTTTTGCCGACAACGACTAAAAGCGGACCCAGTGCAGCGGCTACCAGAGCGATTTTGACGATCGTTTCTTTGGTCGCCGGATCCATTTGATTCAGCTTATCTACCAGAGCTTGAATTTTGCTAACGATAGCACGGATCGCAGGCATAAGAATTTCACCGAAGGAAATGGCTAATTCTTCAAGCTGCGATTTCAGAATGGTGAGCTGACCGCCGAGGTTGTCCTGCATGACAGCGGCCATTTTTTCGGTAACGCCGTTGTAGCCGTCCACTTCATCGGAACAAGTGCTGATCGCACTGTTCAGCTTCTCAATATCTGAGGGTGCGGCGTTCATAACTGCAAGAAAACCGGACATTGCATTTTTGCCGACAAGTGCTTGTGCCGCAGATGCTTGTTCCGATTCCGACATCTGTGAGAATGCCACCCGGCAGTCTGCAAGGATATCGTTCAGATCACGCATCGAGCCGTCTGCATTGGTAGTAGCGATCTCGATCTCTCCGAAGGAATCACCGCAGAATTTTACCTCTCCGGCAAGCGCATTCATCATAGAACGGAGCGCAGTACCTGCCTGTGAACCCTTGATACCGCTGTTCGCCATGAGACCGATCGCCTCGGCAGTGTCCTCGCAGGAGAAACCCAAAGCACCTGCTACAGGCGCACAGTATTTGAAGGTTTCACCCATCATGCTGACGTTTGTGTTCGCATTCGAGCTTGCTGCCGCCAGTACATCAGCAAAATGCCCGGAGTCAGCGGCTGTCAGTCCGAAAGCGGTCAGAGCATCCGTGACGATATCCGATGTGGTAGCCAAATCCTCACCGCTCGCCGCCGCAAGGTTCATAATACCCTCGATACCGTCAAGCATATCTCCCGTTTTCCATCCTGCCATTGCCATGTAGTTCATGGCTTCTGCGGCTTCGGATGCGGAGAATTTTGTCTTTGCACCCATTTCACGGGCTTTATCTCTCAGGTCTTGCAGCTCATCACCGGTCGCACCGGATACAGCGGCGACCTTGCTCATGGCAGTATCAAAATCCGATGCCGTTTTCACAGCGGCAGTACCGGCGGCGAGAACAGGTACAGTCACATGGGTAGTCAGTGTCTCGCCCACATCGGCGATTTTGCCGCCGACCTTTTCGAGCGTTTCTCCCGCCTGACCGATTTTCACAAGAGCCTCTTGGGATTTGGTTGCCTCCGTTTGCAAATTCTGAAGCTCCTGCTCGGTCTCGATGATCTCACGCTGAAGGGCATCGTATTGCTCCGGGCTGATCGGGTTGCCAAACTCATCGGATACATCCTTAGCGGACTGCTTCAAAGATGTCAGCTCGTCAGATGTTTCCTTGATCTCACGCTGCAAGGCATCGTACTTCTCCTGAGAGATCTCACCTTTGGAAAGCTGCTCATCGGCGGTTTTCGCCTGTTCCTTCAGTTCTTTCAGCTTGTTTTCGGTCTCACCGATCTTCTGTTTGATCGGATCGTATTTTGCCTTCCAAGCATCATAGTTGTCTTTGGTTTTGGCGGCTTCCTCGCTGGCTTTTTTCAGGGTATCCAGTCGTTCCTTTGTACTTTTGACAGCATCTCCGAGGAGCTTTTGCTTCTGAGCAAGCAGCTCTGTATTTTTCGGATCGAGCTTCAGCAGCTTTTCGACGTCTTTGAGCTGTGTCTGCGTGTTCTTGATGTTCTTATCTACGTTCTGTAAGGCTTTTTGCAGACCGGTTGTGTTACCATTGATTTCAACTGTGATCCCTTTAATTCTGCCTGCCATATAGCATCACCCCCCAGTCTATGGCTAGATATATGAGAAATGAAGTCCATGAGTATGCTTGTTTTTGCCTTCGCATACATAGTAAATGCCAGCAGGATTTAGCCCCATATCGCGGGCGGCATGGTGTGCAGTTTCATAGCAAATTCCAGTTTCCAGACAAATAACAGGTTTATGCTTCTTTCCGCATATTCTTTTCAATATTCGTCGGTTGTGAAGCTGATTGTCAGATCCAGTACACCATTCAAGATTTGAAACAGCATTATTTGTTTTATTACCATCGATATGATTAACCTGTGGTAAATCGGTGGGATTCGGTAAAAAAGAATCTGCAATCAGCCTGTGAACTAACGGTTCCGCGCTTTGCCCGTTTTTAGTCAGCTTTACATGAGCGTAGCCGTTTGCTACTATTCGGCACTTCATTAGCTGCGCTTTTCGATGCGTGTACCCACCCCACCTGTTTCTGGTATAGCGTTCAACACTCCTGATTCTCCCACAGCTACTCGCCTCATAATATCCTTCATATCCGGGGATTGGTTTCCAGATTTCATCCATAGAAACACCTCCCATTTTCAGTTGACTTTTTCCGAGGTATACATTATAATAGATATAGTCCCTGCCGGGCGATGCTACCACCTCTGTACCCCCGGTGGGGACTTTCTATGAATAAATTGAACTTGTAGATGAATATAAAATGAAAGTAGAAGTAATCGGACAGCAGATTCCGCAGCAGGAAATTGACGCATATATCGCTCGTGCAAAGGAAATGTATCCGGATAAGATCATCAATAAAATGACGATCACACCGGACGGCGACTTTGTAGACCTGAAATACGAATTTGCAGATATCCCGTTTGACAGAGTCCGCCGCATTACCGGCTACCTCGTAGGCTCTCTCGACCGTTTCAATAACGGCAAAAGAGCTGAGGTCGAGGATCGTGTTACACACGGAATTCAGTGAATACCAACTGTGGTAGGTGGACAAAGCCTATGCGCTGGTGTATAATAATGCTATCTCCCGCGCAGTGTTTCGGCTATGCTTTTGTGTTTCAGTTCCCTCGGCTCGAAATGAATGAGCATATAAAACAGATGCATCACAGCACCCGCACCGAAGATAGAAATGAGTGTACCGATACCTACAGCGCCGCCGAGCAGCCAGCCGATCAGTGTAACGAAGGCAAACAGCAGTATCTCAACCACACCTATCGGTATCTTCGGCAGCCGCTTTCCAATGGTAATCAGCAAACCATCCTTCGGACCACAGCCCATCTCCGCCGACATATACACATACATTCCCAGAGCAATAAACAGAAATCCGAAAAGCATAAATGCGATGCCAAGCCATACGCTGTGGTTTTCGGGATAGGGAGATAAATCGCATAGAAACTGCACGATATTTCCGGTCAGCAGTGTATCAAACAGCGTTGCAAAACCGATGCGCTCACGCAAGAGTAGCTGTAATATGACAGCCGTGAGAGATATCGCCACCATAGCACTGCCATAATTCAGCGGTGCATGACGGGATATCCCCACAGCGAGACAGTCCCACGGCGCAAGACCGATGTTGGCGTAGATCGTCAGGTATACACCGAAGGAGTAAATTGAAAGTCCGAGGAGTATCCGCAGCAGACTGCTGAACGGTTCAAAATTTATCCATGTCGATTTGAGTCGCTTTGTAGCTGTAAGTCGCTTCATCATTGTCCCTTTCGATAAACATTTCGTTGACCATTCCGATTGTGAGCAGATCAAGGTCAGTAAGACTCAGCCCGATCTGCACACATCGGAGAAGGAACAGCGGCGTTGTCATCTCGCGGTCAACTGGGCGAGATTTTTTTTTGACTCTGCCTGTGTCTCCAGATTCATACCCCACAGCTCAAAAAGCTGCGGCAGCACCTCGTAGATCGAGAAGCAGTTGAACTGTTCGAGCCAGTCATCCGGGCTGTCGGGAACATTCTCCGGATCGGCGTGCTTCGCCATCGTCCATGCGATATTCTCGAACACCTCAAGGCTCTCGATCCCGAGACCGGAATTCTCCTCATCGCTCTCGTCCACAGATGTCTTCAGCGCAGAGAAGTCCTTGAAGATGTCCTTGCGGAACTTCGCACGATAAAGGCGAGGCAGGGTTGCACTCGCCTTGAAAGGAACCTCGATGCCGTCAACAGTGATGATTTTCTTGATAGCCATATTCTTTCTCCTCCGAATCAGTCAGTAGTGGTTGCTGCGGCATTACTGCTCTTGGTTGTAGATGCAGAGCGTGTGCCGGTGCTGTTGTTGGTGGTTGCCGCAGTCGGCATATAGACCGCATTGTACCAGTTGTTGTAGGTGGTTTCATCTGTACTTTCACAGGTCTTGGACTTCACCAGGCCGTCAGGAAGTGCCGTTGCCTTCATCGAGAGAGTCTCCGTCTTGACCTCAGTGGACTCCTCCGTAGTGGAACTCTCGGTCGAGGGACGGGATGCCGAGCAGCAGTACAGCACATGACGGATGTGGTTCTTGTCGCCGTTGAACTCGAAGAGCAGTGCAAACTGCGAGGTCTCGGCATCGTTACGCTCCACAAGAACACCCTTGCTGTCGAGCTGCTCACCGAGGATCGTAGTGGCGAAATCAGTGGTGATGAGCGCCACCTCAAGGTCACCTTCGTAGCCCGCATTGTTGTTGATGACATAGTACACGCCGTTATCGGCAAAAAAGTTCTCATTCTCGCCGTTGGCATCGATAGAAAGCGACACCGCACCGGGCAGGCGCACCGGAGTTGCAAAGGTGGGCACACCCTCATCGCTCCATGCGGTGATCTTCGCATAGTGGACCTTGTTCAGACCGAACTTGACTTTGTTTTTCTGAAGTGCCATTTTTTCATACCTCCATGATATAGAGGACTTCATAGAGCTTTTCAGACTCTATCCATACCTCTGATTTTGTGTAATAAATGTTGTGCTGCAAGAGGACTTCCTCCACACGCTGTTCCGTGTCTGGCGATTTTTCATCCGTGTACAATTCAATGTGCAGTTCTTTGAAACTGTGGTACATCAGGTTGTCTGCGGAAAAGGTATCCTCGCCGGGAGACAGAAACAATGTGAAGGGCGGATCGGGGCTTTCACCCTCTGCGAAATGGTGGTACGCAAAGGGCATCCCGATCTCCTGCATCGTTTCATTGATTTCTTCATAGGTCATGACAGCGCCTCCTCGATAAGCTGCGTGAGCATTTCCTCGCCGTGCGCTTCCGCAGGGGCGATATGCGGAATCGCCGCAACTCTGCCGCCGCCGCGTTTTGCATGACCATGCTCCAACAGGTGTGCAATCTGATATCTGTTTTTGGAATGCACCGTCATTTCCAGGCTGTGGCTGTTCTCTTTTGTTTTCTTGGTGACCCAGCTTTTCTTATACCGCCCGCTTTTTACGGGTGCATTGGCGGATATCTCGTTCTTGACTGTTGTCGCTGTTTTCCGCACAGCCTTTTTCATTTCCGCATCGGCAAGATCGGCATACTCCGTCAGCCCTTTCATGATTTCGGCGGTCATATCGTCAATAGAAGTCATCCTTCGCACCTGCCTTTCTGGATTCGCAGATCAGCTTCATATAGTCCTGTGTGCTATAGTTGGGAACAATGCCCTTGATATCATAATCCAGACCGTCAAAACGGATTCTGTACACAGTTGAAGCCATGCGTTTTGTCTGCGGAGTTTGTCGGATGATGACCTCAATTTTCTGAATTGCTCTGGTCACGCCGGTATCCGTCTCCTCAGAAGCACCGTTATTGGATACAGTCACAGAAGCCCAGAGGGAGAACACCTCCTCCCACTGAGCCTTGTGATTGCCGATAGCATCCTTTTTGACATGATTTTCAAGGACGGCGATTCGATGATTCAGTTTACCGATCTCCATCAGACGATGTCCTCCCTCTGTGCAAATAACAGCGCACGCAAAGTTAGCGTCAATGCATGATAATCAGCAGTATTACGGTTTTCATAGAGGTACGAAACAGTATACAGCATAGCCTGCCGGGAGGTTTCCTCATTTTCCGCTAACTGCTTTTCAGTCATGCGCCCCACATCCATTACGAGCCGCTGTGCCGTATCGATCAGAGTGAGGATGAGCTTGTCATCCTCACAATGGTCAACACGAAGATAGTTTTTTGTTTCAGGCAGTGAGATCAGATTCATGGCTGACCTCCCGATCAGCCGTTGCCGCCGGTGTTACCGCCAGTCGTGCCGCTGCCCGTGGTGTTGGACTTCGTACCTGCCATCTTCAGCACCTTCACGGACTCCGGCAGGATCAGACGGCCGTCCACACGCTGCGTGGTGAGGAAGCCGACCTGATCGGTGCGGGCATACAGCTCGTTGAGGCGGCGGAAGGTGCGGTTTTGACGGTCTGCCACCCAGTAGTTCTTCATATCGCCAAACAGGAGGACACGCTCACCCTTGGCGATTGCGGGCATGAAGGAAGAAGTGCGGATGGGGCGACCGAGCAGTGTATCCGGCTTTGCGATGTCGAGAGAAGGCTTCCAGAGGTAGTTGTCGTTCTTGTCCTTGAGCTTCATGAGCTGCAGGAGAATGGTCTCATTGCAGACAAATACAGCGTTGCGGCGGTAGGGAGATTTCAGACTGTAGTAGAGGTCGAAAATTTCGTCAAAAGTGATAGCAGTCTGGGATGCGGTAGTCACACCGAGCTGCGCACCGCCGGTCTCATCGAGGATACCGAGAGGCTTCTTATCACCGTCACCAGTGAAGAATGCACGCTCTTCGGCATTGCCCATTGCCACACCGAAACGTGCAGCGATATACGATGCGAGGTCGAAAGCGGAGTCGTGCAGAAGCTCATTGCTGATCTTGATCATTGTACCGAGCTTATATGCGGAGAGGGTTGTCTGACCGAATCTGGTGTCGGTCTCCGGGATCTCTTCTCCCTCATCGATCCACTGCGCTTCCATCGTATCGTTGGCAATGGGAATCTTACGGGTACCGCTGTTAGTCTTGATGACCGTTGCCATCTGGCGGAAGATGTTGTTTTCCTCGAGTGCCTGAATTAGTCTGCGCTCGAATTCGACCGGAACGGTGTATCCGCCCTCGGTGTCCTCACCGACAGAGAGTGCGTTGCGGACTGCAAGCTGATCGCCCTTGTTGCGGATCATATCCCAGAACGCACACTTGTACTCGTCCGTTGCAGTCGGTGCGGTATCCTGCTTCTTCGTACCGCCAGGTGCATTGGTGACCGGCTTGCTGGTCGGTGCGGAAAGTGCCGCATCCACGGCTGCCTGCTGTTCCAGACGCTCGATCTCTGCACCGAGAGCCTGCACCTCACCGGCCATTTTGTTGTACTGCTCAACTGCGGATGCCTCCACGAGACCGTTCTCACCACGGTGCTTTTCGAGGAATGCCTTTGTCTGCTCCCACAGGGTATTACGTTTACTGCGAAGTTCCATGATCTTGCTCATATCTTTTCTCCATTTCTCCGGATAAAATCCGGTGTCGCATAAAAATACAGCCAGCCTTATCTCAAAAATGCAAGCTGCTGTTTCAGAATTTCATACGGCATTGCGCCGTCTGTGGTTTTACCGTCCATGCCGATCACAGGCATATCCGGCACTGTAACTGTCGGTGCGGTCAGCCCTTCCTCGGAAGGTTTCTGTGTGTCAGGTGCTTTGCCACTATTGGTCTGGTCTGCGCCATCGTTTTTACAGGAATCGCTGATCTTTCCCAGAATGGTCTGTCCCATGATACGGGTGGAATACTGCCACAGGGTGTTGTTGTCCAGTGTGAACGGTTTCTTGTCTTTTTCCTTTTCATCTCCGTCCTCGTCACCGCCTTCCTTGTCGGGCTTCTCAGGCTTGTTTTCTTCCTCTTTTTCCGGTTCAGGCTTTTCGTCAAAGAGAATCTTATCGGCAAAGCCTAGCTCCATCGCCTTTCTTGCATTCAGCCATGTCTCATCGCTCATCAGCTTTGAGATTTTACTGCGTGACAGTCCGGTTTTTGCAGCGTAGGCGTTGATGATGCTCTCCTTGACTTCATTCAGTGTGGTAATCGTCTTTTCCATATCGCGGGTATTTCCCATTGCGATTGTGGACGGATCATGCACAAAAAGAAGTGCGGTCGGGGACATTTCCACAGTATTGCCAGCCATAGCGATTACACTTGCTGCCGATGCCGCGATGCTTGCGATTTTTACAGTCACCTTGTGCGGATAATCACGTATCATCGTGTAAATTTCTGCTGCTGCGAACACGTAGGGTAGGCAAGTGTCGCCTTGCTGTATTGCTACAGTAGGTTTACACAAGCCCCCCTCCGAACCGGACTTACCCTTCTCAGAGTATCCGGCTCTCCATTTGCGTTCAAT